TTTTCTTCCTCCCGTCAACCCTAAGCGGGCGGGAGTCCGCGCGGCTTACTTTCCAGCGCTTGACGGGAGTACTCCTGTGCTTCGTCTTGCCGCACGCCGCGCACTTGTTTCTGCTCAGCCTGAATTGCAAGTCCGCGATAATGGAGCGCAAACAATCCACGCACGAGCATGTACCAGCGCATGAGTGCGTTGCAATGTGCACGAATCCGCACTTGCACATCGTTGCGCTCATCTCGGCGGCTCCCAGGGCCAGTTTCCGGTTCTCACGATGGTCATATTCCTTCACCGCCGCCTCGATCACCGCGCGCCCGCTTGAGAAATCTCCCCGTGACCGGATCGTGCGGCATAGGGTTTGCCAGCATCCTCTCCGACCTTTGTTGTAGTATCTCTAAGCTTGCCATAGTATGATAATCCGGAGGTCCCAGAATTGCACGGACTACAGGCATACTTGTACGCAACCTTCTACGAATCAAGTAGCGTGGCGCCCCCTCCTCCGCCCATTTACGGGCCTTGATGATAAAGTGCGGAGGAATGCGCTCAACAGGGATCGGGGTGGCGATCTTTTCGTGCTTGCGACGCTCCCGACTTTCCGCCTCCCATTTCTCCTCGAGCTTTTTACTCTTATCGGCAATAGATTCGGGGTGATGAACCGAGCAGAATCCGTCCCTAACCGCTGCTTTTTTGCACCTGTACGGGGACCAATCCCGGTACAGTATCTTTTTGCACCGCTCTTTCGCTTCCACGCTAAACCTCCCCTTTCTTCACATCCCCCTCCTCGGTAGAAATATGCGTAGTCACTTGCAGCCCTCCACGGTTTCTATGGCGCTTTCGATAATCAGATCTTCGTCGCCGCGCATCTTCATCCAGGCGTCTGTGCGCGTGCCTTGCGGGGTAAAGAGCGGATCTACCTCGGAAAGTTCAAGCGTCTCCTGCGCCAAGCGGCGTACCGCGATTTCACAGAAGCTCTCTTCTATCTCAATCCCCACAGCGGGGCGGCCGAGATTCTTTGCGGCAAGCAAAGTGGTTCCGGTACCGCAGAATGGATCAACCACGCCCCTGTCTCCGTATTGTGAAACAAGCCACGTCGGATGCCACCAGCACCCGCCCGCGATACGACGGCCTCGCGTACCGCATCCAGCAGACCCGGATGAACGGGAAACGGTCAGGAACAGCCCCCAGGAATCGGGGATCGGAACCACACCCGAGATGCACCACGAGTGTTTCGCAGGTGAGCAGATTACAGGCTTCCGCGAAAAGGGCGCGCGGGTCTACCACGCCAGGGAACACAGAGTTCGGCCACACGGGATCGGTGATACACGCAGGCAATTGCTCGAGCTGCGGAAGCACCTCCCGCGCATCCCCGTGGTAGATCGTGATGCCAGCATGGTCGTAGTATGGCCTCACTTCCCCTTCCTCGCTCTCCGCCGCTTCCGGCACTCCGGGCAGGGGGCAGCGGCATCGTAGAATCCCTGCACTACCGTTACCTGCCCGTCTCCGTGACAGCGCGGGCAATCAGACCAGCACTTGGGCTTGCGTTTCATGATGCCTCCGCCATGTAATCCTTGGGCGCTTCTGGTCGCGCCATATTCTCGAAGCGGGTCAGGTTGTGCAGCCAAACCAGATTGATCTTGCCTGTTGGCCCGCTCCGCTGTTTCGCCAGTATCAATTCAGCCTTTCCGCGCAAGTCCTCGTGATCCGGCTTGTAAACCTCTTCGCGGAAGATGAAGGCCACCACGTCAGCGTCTTGCTCGATACTCCCGCTCTCCCGAAGGTCCGACAGTTGCGGGCGGTGATCGCCGGGCCGTGTCTCTGGAGCCCGGCTCAACTGCGACAGCACCAGAAACGGGACCTTCAATTCCTTCGCCATAAGTTTCAGGTTTCGGCTCAGGTGACTGATTTCCTGCACGCGATTCTCGAACTTTCCGCGCCCGCCCATCAGTTGCAGATAGTCGAGGACCACCAACCCGAGGGGGTTACTCGCCGCCAGTCGTCGCAACTTAGAGTGCATCTCCAGTAGGTTGCTCCCCGAGGCGTCATCGATGTGCAGTGGCGCCTCCACGAGATCATTAGCCGCACGTAGCAGCCGTGTTCGCTCGTCTCCGTTGACGTAACCCAACCGGAAGCGGTGACTGTCCACGCGGGCTGAGGCGCACAGCAGGCGACTGATAAGCTCCTCTTTGGACATTTCGAGGGAGAACACCGCAACGGTCTGGCCCAACTTCACCGCCGCGTGGTGCGCGATGTTTAGCGCCAGCGCCGTTTTGCCCATTGCTGGCCGCCCGGCGAGGATCACGAGATTGCCGGGATGGAGGCCGCACGTCAGTTCATCGAAATCGTGAAAGCCCGTGGTAAGCCCGCTCGTGCGCCGTGGCGATAGCAGGCCGTTGATTCCGCCCTCAACGCCTTCGATTATTTCGCCCGTAGTCTGAAGCGTATTGGGCTGCGACGATCCGCCCAGCTTCAACAGGAAATCTTCCGCGCTTGCTAAAATGTCTCGCGGTTCTTCCTCCGCCGCCATGCAGCGATCTATGAGCCCCTGTGAGGAGAAAATCACCCGGCGTAGGAGAGACTTGTCTTTTACAATGCGCACGTAGCCGTCAATGTTCTGGATCTGGGGCAGTCCGTCGTCGAGTGAGACCAGGTAGCTCAAGCCGTCACAGGACTCGAGCTCGTTGCGCTTCATCAATTCTTCGGCCAGCGTGATCCGGTCGATGCGAGAACCTCTGGTGTTGAGATCGACCATGGCTCGAAATAAAGTGCGGTGCTTCGCCAGCATGAAATCATCCGGGATGAGCACGGACGATATTTGAATGAGGAGAGAATCGTCCAACAGTATGGAGCCCAAAATATAGCGCTCGCAGTCCAAATTGCAGGGAAGTGCTGAATCAGGACGCATGGCGAGGGCTCCTGGCTGCAACTGGTTCCGTAAGGGATTTTTGGTAGTGGGTCAATTTGAAATTCCCCCCTCTTGACAGACTTGGATGCTTCGTGCCAGGGTGAAAGTATGCCAAAGCGCAGAAGCACTCCGAAGTTGGACGTAGTTCAGAACGCCAGGCGGGTGGTTGAGACCTCCATTCAAGAATCCGAGATGAGTTTTACTGTTATCTCGAATCCTTCCATACTCTCCCGCGTAATGGCCGAAATGGGCCGAAGGGGTGGCAGGATAGGGGGCAAGCGCCGTCTTGAAACCATGACCGATCAGCACCGAAGCGAAGTTGCGTCGAAAGCCGCTAAAGCCCGCTGGGCGAAGGCAAAGAAAACCAAGAAAAAGTGATCGGTCTTGTCGCTTTTCTCTTGACATGCTAAAGCGCTGTAGTATACTTGAAACATGAACAAGCTCAACAATGACAAGCGGGTGGCGGTCATCACAGCCCTGGTTGAGGGGTGCTCCGTCCGGGCCACGTCTCGCATGACGGGCGTAGCGAAGGGAACCATCCTCCGCCTGCTGGCTGAAGTGGGGACGGCGTGTGCTGAATATCAGAACGCTACCCTCCGCAACATCCCGGCAAAGCGGGTCCAGGTTGATGAGATCTGGTCGTTCGTCGGTTGCAAGCAGAAGAACGTCACAGCCGAAAGAGCCGAACGCGAGATTGCTGGAGATGTGTGGACCTTCGTCGCCATCGAAGCCCAAACGAAACTCGCAATCAGTTGGCTTGTTGGAAGGAGGGATGCGGGGTGCGCTACCGACTTCCTTCAGGACGTTTCCAGTCGCTTGACAAATCGGGTGCAGTTGACCACGGATGGCCATAGGATGTATTTGATGGCCGTCCCCGATGCCTTCGGCGCGGATGTTGACTACGCGCAGTTGGTCAAGATCTACGGAAACGATCCCGAAGGACAGAAGCGGTACAGCCCCGCCCGCTGTCTGGGCACGGAGCGAGTTGAATTGATCGGGAAGCCCGACCCGGCCCATGTTTCTACCAGCTTCATCGAACGCCAGAACCTTACGATGCGGATGCAGATGCGGCGCTTCACCCGGCTGACAAACGCCTTCTCGAAGAAGATCGAGAATCACATGCACGCCATCGCGTTGTTCTACATGTGGTACAACTTCGGGCGCATTCATCAGACTCTCCGTGTGACGCCGGCGATGGAAGCGGGCATCAGCCAGCATGTCTGGTCGATCCATGAAATAGTGGCGCTTTCCGCTCATTGCTCTTCCGCTTTGGCTGCATAGTTCGATGTCGTCACTCTACATACTGCCCCGGATACTTCCATGACGGATACTTGAAGATTGGCTTTAGGTTCGGACTAACGGAACCACCGGGGGCCGCGAAATACGAACTGTTCCCTGACGCAATGAATACGCTCCCGTCTGGAAATGGAAACAGTCCTCTTATGACTATCTGGTCCGAACGTGTTCTGACCAATTGGAATACTGGATAACCTACTGAGTTGATGACCTCAATGGCGTTTTGTGATGAGTTCCTATCCCAATCTGCGTGCCTTACCTTGAACTCATTTCCTACCACTTCAATTGGTGGTTTCCCGGCCATATCAAACACCTTAAGATCCACGTACAACCTTTCTGATTTAACATACATGCGGATCGGGGTGGCCCCCGTTGGAGTCTTAGTTTGCAGCCCAAAAAGAGATATAGCGTCTTGATCTCCGATCACACCAACGCCAGGATATGCTAATTGTCTTGTCGGCATGATAGCCGTCGCCCCTCCTACTGTAACGGTCATCTGTTCCGGAGACGGTTCATGAAACGACGGCGGCCGTAACTCTGGCAGAGCCCTTCTGACCACTTCTTCAAGCTTCTCTTCAGTCAATGCGGTTGATGGCTTCTCCTGTTTTTTAAGCTGCCGCTTGGTCATCTCATCCGCAATCTCAGCAGCCGAAGGAATGTACTGGGAATTCATAGACCGCTCTATCGTCTCCGTGTTCCCATTTAGTGCTCGCGCGGTACGGTTTTTGGCCATCCCATCCTGCACGAATTGCATTCCGACAAACCATAGCATTACACCGGCAGCACACGCGATCACTATGGCGATTAACCGCCGCAGCGCCCAGACAAGTCGAAGGGCTAGAATGAGCATAAGCAGAGCCGCAGAAAGCACCGCGATGCCGAGGGGCACGTTTATAGTAATGCCCATCAACTGCGCACCCCAGGGTAGAATCGTGAGAAATCCACTGAACAGGAGATATGCCGCAGCCCATTTAGCGTTACGGGAGTCGAGGGAGTGGAGCAGATCCCGAAGATGCCCTCGGTTGGCTGGGCTGCTGGAGGATAGCCGTGGGACGGGTTTTCGTTTCTTTGGTATACCTTGGTTTCCGGGTGTTCCCGCCATGCCCCCACCCTACCACATGCTAAAGCGGAGTTGCAGACACCCTGCAAGTGGGGTGCCAAGCCCGGCGGTCGAAAAATCCAAATTGACCCACTACCAACCGTTTCAATGTTCATGGGGCTTCATGGTACTAGTTCCTGGAAAAAATACTGGCTCCTCTCCTTCGCCCGTAACCACCGACTCAACACAATACTTTCGATCAACAACGTCGGTGAAGCATATAGTGATTTTACTTCCTTGGGGGAAGGGGGAACTGATTTTGGGGAAATAAAACAGCACAAGACCTCGTTTTAGTACTCCTCGCTCTATTGGGGTCTCGGAGACCTTATTGTAAAGCGCGTCTGAATCCAGGAGTACATATGGCTTAGACCACCTCGGAGACGTAAAAATAAGTTTGGGCGGCAACCTCTCCGGCAAGCCATCATATACAGTTCCAGATGGAGCAATAATACGGCATGAATAGCCTTGCACAATTGACGGGGCTTTTAGGTTTCGTATTGAAAGCACCGCCGCAATCATGCCCCATCGTCTTCCTTCAACTTCAGTGGTGCCCATTATACTCTGCTCGATTCTTCCTCGAAAGTCTGGAACGTCAACCTCCATGGCGCGCAGCTTCCGGTGCTCATCACGCCAAGCGAGGAAACAAGCGAAGAATAAACAGGCTATGCCGATCGCCCAGAAAGTTTTGGGAATTATATACATGACTACCTTGCTCCATACTACCGTTTCTCCCTCGACAATTGCCGTGCTTTCCGCCGATTTCGGCGCTTGGCAGCTTTGCTCTTCGTCTTCGGACGGTACGCTAGAACCACGTCCGTTATCCGGTCAAGTTCGGGAGGAGCTTTCTTCATTCCGGCGTCCTTCCTCCCAACTCCTTGAACGCATCCCGGACGTGCCCCATGATGATCTGGTCGTCTTTCGGGATGGACTGCGAGAGGGCGGCGCCCAAGTGGGACCGTGCCTCACTAACTTTCTTCTGCAACTTCTCCAGGAAGTCGGCCTGCTCAATGAGTTCCGCGCTGTCTGTCAGGGCGAACTCCGCATTGACTCCGTACCAGATGGAGGGAGTGTTCTCTTGGATGTACCGACGAGCTTTGTCTCGCTCGGGGCACGAACCGTCCCCGCCTGCTCCAACTTCCTCAATCATGCGGACGCGGGCTTCTTCGATGGTTCTCGCGTGGGCAACCGCCACAAAGGACGGTTGGCAGGTCCAGACAAACAATTTCATCGTGTTCATGCCGTCAACTCCTTGTAGGTGATATGCTTACCAGCAACCGCATCCACGAAACTATCCAGCCGCGCCAGTGTGTGACGCGCCACGTTCCCCGCGTTCAGCCGGAAGGTGAACTCGTCAACGTATCGGCCCAAGTGCTTCGGGCTGGCGTGGTGATAGACGCCATGAATCCCGCGCTTCAGGACCGCCCAGACGCTCTCGATGCTGTTCGTGTTGACCGCGCCCCGTTTGTACTCGCCAGCGGAATGGTTCACGGTGTCATGCCGGAAGAACAGGCCGTCCAGGTCCGAGTAGGCCGCGTGCTCATCCGTGTACAGTTGGGGGCCGACCTCAACCGATCCGTGGATCTCGTTTTGGATTGTGTCAATGGTGCAATCCGCAACCGGCTTGGCAATCGTCCGACCGCCCCGTTCCCTCATTCCCAGAACGGCAACCTTGCCGACAGATCCGCGCCCGGCGTGGAGTTTCTTCGATTCGTGCTTGTTCGCTTCTTTGCCGCCGATGAAGCACTCGTCAATTTCCACCGTGCCCCGCAGCTTGTCCAGGTCGGAACCGGAGCCGCAAGCCTCGCGAAGGCGGGAAAGCATGAACCATGCGGACTTCTGGGTGACGCCGATCTCCTTCGCCAGTTGCAGGCTGGAGATTCCCTTGCGGGCCGTCACCAGCAGGTACATGGCGTAAATCCACTTGTGCAGGGGAACATGGGACCGCTCGAAGATCGTCCCAGTGCGAACCGTGAAGTCCAGCTTGCAGGCGTTGCAGCGGTAGAATCCGCCGATCCGCTTCGTGATCCGGTCCCCGCTCTTGCACTCAGGGCAAACCGGGCCGTTCGACCAGAGCCGATCTTCCAGGTATTCACGAGCCGTCTCCTCATTCGGGAAAAGCTCAAACAGCTTGAAGGTGCTGATGGTAGAGCGGGACATTTACAGCCTCCCCGCAATCATCTCAGTGCTTGCCAGCATCATCGGCTTGCCGGGCCGAGGGACCATCCGGCGACGATAGAGACTACAGCCGGTTTCCGCCAGCAGGTGTTCTACGTGCAGCCGCGTGGAGGGAGCGTGGCAGACCTTGAAGGCTCCGTAGTCTGGCCCGCCATCCCGCGCAATTCCATCCGCCGGGAGTTTCGCTATCAGGTGCCAATTTATTATGTGTTCCATACTTCTATTGTACTTAACTCCCTCGCGGGAGTCAAGTACTTTCTTCGCTTTGTTTTCAATGGCATGGGAGTTAAGTATATAATTCCCCAAGTTATTACCTTGAACGATGACTTCTTTTCCGCAATCGCATCGGCACTTCCAGTTTCTGAGAATCGTTCCGGACGGGCATCGTTTCCTTGGAGCCTCGGACAAAACTGTCAGTCTTCCATAGCGCTCGGCGTCGGAGTTTGCCGGTAGGCCACGTTCGGGGGTCATGCCGCGCCCCGATTCCGCTCGACGGTTTCAATCGCGTCTTCGATAATCTCGTCCTCTTCGCCGCGCATCTTCATCCAGGCGTCGGTGCGGGTGCCTTGCGGGGTGAAGAGTTCAACCTGCTGCGCTGGCGGCTTCGGCTCATCGAACGGCAGCATTTCCTGGCTGAGGCGCTTGACCGCGATCTCGCAGTACTTCTCTTCGATCTCGATTCCGATGGCGCGGCGGCCTAGTTGCTTCGCGGCTACCAGGGTTGTGCCGCTGCCCATGAATGGGTCGAGGATCAGATTTGCGTTTGGGAATTGCCCCAAGCACCAAATCATTAACCGCAGGGGCTTCTGCGTCGGATGGTCCGCTCCGTCAAGCAGAAGAGCAACCCGATTCAATGTGTAGATACGGAGTGCCCCCTGGAGAGAAGTCCACGCCAGTTCCCCATCTGATTGATCTATCCTCTGCCCTTTATCCCAAACAAGCCACTTACCATTTGGTGGAAGATAGTCCGCAAAATAGTTTCCGCCCCATATCACAGAGGCGCCAGCGCATCGGAGAATAGAGTCAAACGTCTCACGCGATGGCCGCTGGCTATCCCAGCCTAAAAAGCCGTATCCCTTGCGCCCACCATGCCCGCCCGTACTCTGCCTTTGTCCGTCCCTTCCGATCCCATAAGGGGGATCGGTCAACAGCAGATCCACCTTCGGCAGCGTCGGAAGAATGTCTCTACAATCTCCCAAGTAGATTGTGATGCCCGCGTGCTCGTAGTAGGGGGTCACAGGTTGTTCGCCCCCGCGGTCTTGGCTTGCAGGTTAGCGAAGAACTCGGCGTTCTCGCGGCGTAGGGCCTCGCCGTCTTCGCCGGGGGCGAGGGGGGGGCGGTAGGTTTCGGGAGGGCGGGACAAGGTAGCCTCTGGTGCCGGGTCTAGGTATCCACCATCGCGCAGCCAGTTCCCGAGTTGTGGGGCGAATTGTCCGTTTTGTTTGCGCCAATCTTCCGTCTCGGACTTGGCGCGGTGGATTCTTTCGATGGCGGCGGCTGTCGCCTCTGGGTCTTCGGCCTGACCGACGATCAACCCGAACTCAGTTTCGGCCTTCTGGCGATAGTCTTTCTTCGGGTGCCTCTCCCAGATTCTGGCGAAGGCTTCGTCCGCCTCAGATGGGGTAGGGGGAGTGTCTTTAGCAGATGCAAACGCAGATGCAGATGCAATGTTGCCATTTGGTTGTAACCATTTTCCAACCACCCTTGCACCACCATTGACGTTTGGTTGACGTTTGGTCGCAGCCGAATGCCTGCCACCCTCACGGCTTTTCTCTCTCCATTCAGCCTGCTTAATACGCTCTTTTTCCTGCCTCGCGTTCACTAATCGGCTACCATCTGGACTCAATTCAAAGCAGATCGCTACGCGCGGCCAAACTTGCTTGATGTATGATTTCGGTCTTCCCATAACTCTCATGATTTCAGCAGGATCAACAGGCAGTCCCGCATTAATCCAGGAATGATTCAGACAGCGGGCGTAAAAACCAAACTCGCGGTCATCCATTGCCCGCACAGGTTCGTCTGTATCGCAATCCTTCGGGTACCATTGAAACGCCGGGCTCTTCTCCCTCACTTCCCCTCCAGGTGGTGCAGGATTTCAGGCAACATTCGCCACCTCCGGCTTGAAGCACCGCGCGATGTGCTGCGCCAACGGGAAAGGGATCTTAGCAATCTGAGCGGAGGCGGCTTTGCGGGCAGAAGATAAAGACGAAGCTCTGCGCTGTAAAGAACAATTGTCACCAGAGCCGAACCAGTCCTTGCCGTTTTTCGTGCCCTCCCTGTCGAGATAGCCTTGGGCGAGCCCGCCGCCGGGGAATGTGCCAACAGCCAAGCCGGAAACTTTGACACCTTCTACAGCAGCCGACTGGAACGATCCGCCCGGTTTACCCGTCTTCTCGTGCGAGTGGAAGTTGGACCCCTCGACTTTCACGGTGCGGAACGTGTGCGGCATCAGCGCCGGAACGTCACCCCACAGGTAGAAACTCCCGTAGTGCCATGCGGCTCTCCCCACCCAAGGCTGCGCCCCTTTGACGTTCTCCACCACGAGCGGGATGTACTGCCCGGCCGCGGCGCTGGCCTCTCGCTGGATTCGGAAGCAGGCATCGAAGAGTTCATTCGACGGTGGCGGCAGCGCCTTTGCCCGCTTCCAGGGCATCGCGCGGTAGCTGTACGCCTGGCAGGGACGGGAAGCCACGATGCAGGTTGCGTCTCGAAACTGCGAGCCGTGGAGGGTCAATACGTCTTGAAGGACCAACTGAGCCGGGTACCCACCACTCCCGTAATCGTGCCGCTCAATGTCGAATCCAATGCAGTCGTATCCCTCCGCGAGGAACCCCTCAGTCCATCCTCCAAGGCCACAAAAGAGGTCGATTGCCATGGGCTTCACTTCTCCCCTCCCCCAACCGCGCGGAGGCGCTTGTCCCAAAACGTCAAGGCGACGGCGAGGGCGGCCCATTCGTCACCCGATACCCCGTACAGCGGACCGGGAGACGCCTTCTTACCGATGGCTGACTTACCGCCGAATCTGTCCAGAATAGCCTGCCGGATATTCGCATCCTTCGCCTTAGAATCGTGGCAGAGGTGCATCTTAACTTCCAGGCGCTTCAACCGAAATACCGGCTTCATGCGACCGGCGAATGCCTGCGCGAATCTCCCTGACCAATAGACCGTCTCGAATACTTCGGCCCCGACCGCCATCCCGTAACTGGCAATCTGTTCGATAACCATTTCGTCCGCCTGGAGCAATCCCCCGACAAGATCATAAAGGAGTCCCACGTTGTCTACTTTCTGCCGCTGAAGGATCGTTACTCCATCCCAGAGCACATAGGCACTCTGCGTGCATCCAGGGTCGATTGCGATAAGGGTTATCGTCACTTCTTTTCCCCCGTGTTTGGGTTGATCCCGGAGATTCTGAGCGCGTCAATCGCTCCCGAGATCGCTTCGGGGTCGGCTGTGAACACCGTCACGTGCTCAATCTCCGCGGCTCTGGCTGCTTTCAGGAGCCGCAACAGTGCGGCTTCGGTTGTACTTAGGGCTGTCATTTAGACCGCCTCCCGGCATCCCGGCGCTTGAGGTAGGCGCGGATGGCGTCTTCGATGTCCTGCTGCAACGGGTAGACGCGCGTGCTAGTGGAGCACCAAAGTTGGAACATCGACGCACCTTCCATGAACCGCTTGTACAGCCTCGCCCCGGTGGGCTTGGGTTTCACTTCCCCGCCTCCAGGTCCGCGATGCGGGACTCGATTGATGCAAGTGTTCTGGTCTCAACCGCAGCCGGGTCGTGCCCGTATGCCTCATCCCTCACGATCTCTTTGGCGTCCCGATATGCCCCTATCTTCGCCTCCCGCTCGACGCGGGAGAGGAGGAAGGCGACAGTTTCATCTCGCTCTCTTGGGTTGTTTGCGCACTGCTTGTGAATCGCGGATATTCCCGCCGCCACCTTCAGCCGCTCGTCGGGGGTCATAGACGCCTCCTGCGGTTTAGTCCAATCTGCTCCCAGCGACTAACTGGAACCCAGAATTTAAACATCATTTCCTCGTAGGAAACCGCGCTCCATGCCGGAGAATCCCGATCAATCCAACGAGATCTCTCTCGATAAACCAGTTCATTTCGGCTCAGCCAGATAACCACCAGGACAATGCCTGCGCCGCAGACCAACTCAGTGACAATTAGATTCTTCATCCCTTTCTCCACGCCACCGCGAGGATGGCGAACAACGCCGCAAGTACGTACACCACTACAAACCGAAACTGTTCCGGTCGAACATCGTTTCCCTTGCTCCAATCGTCGAGATAGTTCATCCCTTGTCGCTCTCCTTCGCCCGCGCTATTTCAGCCTCCACTCCATGTATTGGGCAACTTAGATTCATTCCGAAACTTTCACCGCAAATACACTTCGCCTGTTCCTCTTGGATGGTCCGCAGTAACTTGTCTACGGGCCGCTCCACCGGGGCCGCAGGCTGCTCCATGGCCGGGGCGAAGGCGAGCGGGAAGCGGCGTCGCAGGTCCCATGCCTTACACCCAAAAGCGTCAGGAGTAACTTTTCGTTCGCAGCGCGGGAAAGCCTTAGCACAGCCAGGACAGATCAGCTTCGCGCACTCCCGCACCGCCTCGTTGGTCGCGTCCGCGAGACTACGACAGGTAGGACACTGTTCGATCCCCACCTCTGTTGAGTCCCAGTAGTGGCCGCACGTACCGAGATACAGCCCGATTGGCATATTGCAGGCTGCAATCGTGCTCTTGGCTGCTTCCAGCTTCCGCTTCGTCTCCGCGTGGGCCTCGATCTCTAGGTTCCGTGCCGCGAGCAATTCGCCGTTACGTTCCACGACGCCTTTAAGCACAGCCTTCGTCTTCTCGTGATCCTCTCGCTCCTGCTGGAGTTTGGCGCGGAGGGAGGCAATATCGGTCTGTTGATCGGCCACAAGTTCACCGCTACAAACGTGCAATTTCATCCATTCATCCCGACTCTTCATTACGGCCCCACAACGCGAGCAGGTTCCGTAGTTCTCATCAGTCATCCTTGCCCCCTTCCCGGCGTTCTCGCTCATGCGCTTGACGCTCTAAAGTGTTCCATTCCAAAATTGCTTTGAGGACGTTATCCTTAATGTGCTCCCGCTCCGCGTCCGGGATGGTAGGGATAGGAGACATTCTTCTGAGCGCATCCTCCTGCTGTTTGTGGATGTGACTCTTTTGCAGTAGATCCTTCATTCCCCGCCTTCTTCCGCCTGTCCGAGGGCGGCACGGGCCTTCTCTACAGCGAGCTGTAAGATATACCCCGCTCCGGTGGTCCAAATCGACCTACCGTACGATTTCTCGGCGACAACAAAGGCTTCGTCAACCCCCCGCAGCGCCGCCCGCGCCTCGGCCAACGCTAATAAAGTAGCTGTGTGGACCTTGCCGCGCTCCAAAGCCTCATTCTGCCTGTCGGCCAGTTCGCGGGTGAGGCGGGCGCATTCGTCAGACTTCTCCTTGAATTGAATCTCCAGGTCCCCGTACTCACGGTTAAGCCACTGGATGTTGTGCTCAACGGTATCGAAAGCCTCCGTCTTCGCGGCCAACTCTGCGGCGCGGGCGTCGAGGGCGACAAGGGCTTCGGCTAATCCCGGCGGCGCGGCACCAGCGGCTATCAGGTGGTCGAGTAGGCTGCGATCTTCCTTCGTGAGCGGTCGGACGTCAGGCATGGGGAGCCTCCTCAATTTCATGCGTCGTCAGATTAAGTCGCCGCAAGTCGATGCCCATTAACCTGCAAGCCTCCACGGGGATCGGCCCGTCAAAGATTCCGCCGTGTGCAGGCACAAAATCCTTCTGGCATTTCGTACACCAGAGCATGTGCAGGAACTCGGACCAATCTGGATCGTCATTCCCGCACTCGCACCCAGCAATCTCGTAATCCTTCGGTCGCTGCACGTATACCCAAGTGCGGCGCTCCCGCTCGTCAGGCATCCTGTCCTCCTCGGGCGGCGTCTCGCAGGTCATCGCCCAATTCCTTCACGCGGGCCGTCAGGCGCTTCACCTCGTCCATCTGTGCTTCGATCTCGCGGCACTGATCGGCATTGCGCTCGATGGCCTCGGACTTCAGGCGCTCGACCTCCCTAGCTTGCTCCTCGATGTGCTGGAGGAGGGCAAGGGACACATCCGGGGTGAACAAAATCCCCAATTCCGCTTCGATCTTGTAATGCGCCAACTGTTCAGGCATCAGCACTAGTGACCTCCTTAAGAGCCTTCCGCAACTTTTCAGCTTGCGCCATCGCGTGCCATGCCCTCAACTGCGATTCCACTTCTCGTGCCGCCTCCACAAGCGGGAGATAGAATGATTCGATCTCATCCGTTAGTTGCTTGCGCTCGGACGCCTGCATGTCATCCAGCACGGAATACCTCGACATGACGTAGCGCGCCGCCCTCTCCGCCGCCCGATCAGGCATTGCATTTCCTCTGTTCCATCTGTGCTAGCGCCCTTTTACAACATGACGCACAGAGTTGTTTACCTTTGTATAGACGCCATCCAGCCTGATAGAACTCCTGCTGGCAAAGGTCCCTTGTCATCTGAACTGAACTTATTGCTACGGCGCAGTGCGGCGGAGTGGGTTTCCCGTCACACTGCATCGTCATGTGGTGCATGGGGTTATCGAAACTGATCATTTCCCTTTCCCCCTCTTCGCCGGGATGCGCGTCTCAGCCTTCGCAATCGCGGTCTTCATCTCGTGGTAGCTATATTTGCTCCGCGCCAGCCCCACATCGCACTTCCGCACGAACTCCCGGCACGCTGCCAGACAATCGAGCAACCCGGCATAGTTAAGTGCATCGCCGACCCGCGTCACCGTCACCAGGACGCGCTCGACCCGCTGGTTAACATCGTACAGTTGAGCGTTGGAGCGCCTCTCAGCCAATAACGGCCACAGCCCACAAGGGATCGTGTCGTTTGTAATAGTCGCCCACATCCGCGTGGGCTTGCCGAGTTTCAGTCGCATCGCTGGACCTCCTCCCCAACCGCCTCCCGGTACTCCGCAACAGACTGCGCCGTGTGGTGCCGGATCGGGTTGCAGACCCAGCACCTCCATGCGCCCTGCCGCTGGCGTAGGTCATGCCAGACCGCAAATAGCAGCAGACGTAGGCCGATGAGTAGGCGGGCGATCACTTGCCCATCCCCTGGAGTTCGGCCACCATCGCTTCGTAGTCCGACCGCTTCACTTCGTCGGATCGGTCGTAGCCGTGCTTCTTCAGGAAGGCGGCGTACTCCTCGTTGGGGAGCCCGGCCTGTTTCCCGATGGCGAACATGCGCTTGGCTTGCGGCTCGCTGATGCAGTCGCCGGCCGGCTGCTTCTTCTGTGGCTCCGTAACCCCGCCGGTTTCCCCGTTGTGCTCGTGGCCGGTCATCTCCTCGGCCGGCGTGCCGGCGAACCCGCCCATCGTGGCGATCCACTTGAAGGCGTTCGACAGGACCTTAGAGCAGGCCCGCGTCTGGGCCATTGAGCGAAGCTGCTGGAGCGGGACCGGCTGCATGGTCTTGGCACCGCGCTTGCCGTCCTCTGTCTTTTCGTACTGCGGGCGAAGTCCCCACCGCTCCTCATCCGATAGGCACATTGCGTCGGCCCGGCCTATCACTTGGCCCGTTGGGATGTGGTATGCCTCAGCCGTGGCCTCGAAGCCCCGCACTTGGCCATAGTCCAGAAAGGCGGTTGAAACTATCCGCGCCGTCACTCGGAACATAGCCCCGACCATCTGCCATCCTTCGACCTTCAAGTGCTTGGACTGGCCGATCTGAACGTACAAGCCCAACTTGTGGGCCTGCTTGGCCAGGGCCTTGGCTACCATGTCGGCCTCAGATAGAACAGCATCAGGGGACCGCATTGCTACCTCAGCGATTCCCGTCAATTGAATTGCTTGATCGTTATCCACCGTCATCTCCTCACTGAAACCACTGCTTCGTTGTAGACCCGGATACCCGGTATCGCCATGGCCGACTTCAGGCTGCGCGCCATCGCATTGACCGCCGTGTTGTTCGGTTCCAATAGGTTCGTGTATTGCCGGTTCTGCGCGATAAATCCGATGAGCGCCCCGAGGTCCGTGACTTCCGCCTTCCAACTCTCCCGACTGCTGATCCCCTGCACCTTCTGGACCGTGGATGGGGCATACGTTGGGACAACTTCTAGAGGCCGCTCCGATACTGCAACGTATTCCTCTACCGTCGCCCCTGCTGCTTCAACCTCAGCAAGTTCCCGCTCCCGCTCTTGCCGCGCTCGCTCTTCAGCCTCCGCACGCAGTCGTCGCTCCTCTTCAATCCGGATGCGTTCCTGCTCCTGTTTGTAGGCTGAGACGGTGCGTTTGATGATTCCTTCTGCCTCAGTCAGTGGCTCCTCGACCTTCTTCCGCGCCGCGGTAGCCGCTCGGTGAGTCTCGAACGCCTTCTTCACAATGGGGCCGAAGGTTTCTTCGATCTCTGCCCGCAGTTCCTTGATTCCCTTGAGCGCATCGACCGCTCGCTCCAGCGTCTCCTGACTCGTCACCAGGAAGGCCCGCGCCCTCTCTGGCCAGGAGGAAGCCTGCTGTGCCAGTTGCTTCCCGTCATCCAAAATCTCAATGTCAAAAGTCTGCGTTGCCATCAAGCTGCTCTCCCTGTCTCATTCAAAAGTTGCCAATTCCAGCACGCGAGCGCGGATAGGAACAGCCGAAAGTCCCGCTCGAAATCCTTCATCGGGTATTCTTCGATCCGATAGGTCCCGTCATCTTTTAATTGCACCGCGATGCGTCGATATTTCCGGGGATGGTCCATGCATCCCGCGTAGGCGGCCAATTGCAGGCCATGACCGGGAACCAGGATGCCGGTTTTCCAGTCCAAGACCGCGACACTCCCATCGGGGAAAGCACCCGTGCGGTCCAGTGTGCCAGCGTAGTAGTGGGTGAGATTTACCACGCGCTGTTCGACGTGGGCAACCTCGAAGCGGGACTCAGCATAGAAGCGAATCCCGGCCTCGACGTACGGCAGAATCATGGGGTCAATGGTGGATTCGTCCAACTCTCCGTCGTCGTAGTAGTGCAGGGCCTTGTGAACTGCCGTGCCGCGATGGGCGGCTGCCTGCAAGACGTTCTGGGGGATCATGGAGTAGTCGATCATGCCCGCGCCCTTTAACACGGTGGTTACGCTGGGCAATCTTCGGCCATCCAGTGTGTACCTGTGCTTTTCGGGGTCAAACAGAAGCACACTCACCCGCCTACTCCCTTCTCTTGCAGCATCGCCCTGTACGCCTGCGCAATCTGAAACGCCGTTTCCGTGCGACTTCGGTTCAGTGCGTCCTGAATCCGCATGAAGGCCGTGAGGCAGTCCAGCAGCAGAGCCTTCTGCTCTGGTGGCAGGCAGCGCATGTGGGCGTGCTCTGGGTCGCACTTCTCGCATAGTGGATCTCCGCACTTGCACACGGCAACGTCCTGCAAACGTCCGCACTCGGGGCAGCGAAACTGCACTGTCGGTGGCGGCTCAAGGCGATCTTCGGGTATGGCGGTGTGGAGGGTCATGCTTTGGCCGCCCCTCGCTCGCATTCTTCTCGGATGATCATGGCCGCGAGCGTCCCGTGTCTTTTGGCGCCCCGAGGGGTCTTGAATCTCGGAAGTTCTTTTGCAAATCGATCCACTATGGCCCTCGCCGTTTCAGGCGAAAACGCCCGGTGTTCCTTGGTAGTCCCAGCGTATGTGGTGGGGATGTGGGTCACGCACGTCAGACCCTCTGCCTGGTCTAGCGCATCCACAGGAAGGGGTTCCGTCACGCACCAATCACCGCGCCTGTAGAGGACGCGCGTGTTTAGGCTCCCTGCGGGTACCTTAATCGAGATCATCCTTAGTACGCTCATGCTTCCCGCCTCGCTCTCTCGACGTTGGAACTCCATCGGTCCAGCCTCGACTTGGCACCCGCCCAGCAATCTTGTGCCTGAAACCCCACGGCCCGCAGTAACAGCAACCAGCCGATGAGCGCCCCTAGCGGGCTGACACGTTTCCTGCCACGCTCGATCATCCATGCTCCGAGCCACAGCGTCAGGGCCGATGCTAGGAAAGTTGTAATTGCCGTCATATCGTCACCGCCCTAAAAGGTGGGGCCGGGGAAATGGCGTACCGGCCCCTTGGCGTTCTCCTTTCGGGGTGGATTTACTTCTGACAGAATGTAGACCCTGATGTATGTCTCCAGAGCGTCAATCTGGCAGGGATCGTTGCCCGCTCCCAGGACTTCACAGATGTGCTCGGCGTGCTCGCGCGGGGTGGTCATTGGGTGGACTCCGTAAACTCGCACTCCAGGTATTCGGGTGCATCGCAGTAGCCTCCGTTCACAACCCGGCAGCGCCATCCAGGGACTTCCGCATTCTCAGGCAGTCCGCAGTGGAGGCAGACGCGCTCCGTGGCTCCCGTAAGGGTCAAGGCGTCGGGGAACACAGCGCAGATATGGACCGCGCTGTGCGCCTTGTAGGACCAAAGACCCCCGGCGTCCTGGTCTGGAAAGTAGACGTACACTTTCCCGCCGCGCGTCCACTTCATCGCGGTTCCGCGTAATGTGCCGGGTTCACAGATGGCCTCGGGATGATCCTCCGGGCCGCCATCCTCCAAGCTGCAACCGCTGGTATGCTGCCCGTTCCAGACATACTTGAGCTTCACGTCCGCGATCATGCCGGGCTTCACTGAGTCGATCTTCTCTTGACACCGGAAATTCACCAGCGATAAGCCAAGGCCGCGGATGTGCCGCAGTTTCGAGGCTTTGATCTCACAGCCGACTTTCAGGAGACACCGCGCGCATGGACGGAGGATCACTGGGCACCCCCAGGGGGACGGGAGGGGGAGAATCGCTGTTTTAATCGGAACCACCGGGATTGGAGGCGGCATCCCAGGCACGCCTTGCGGAGCGCGTTGAGCTTCGCAATATCCTTCCGCTGTCTTGCGATCATGCCCTCTTGCCAAATGATTGTTTGCCGAAGACGCTCCTCTGTAACCCCGGAAACGGACAGTTGCTCTTGAAGTGTGGCGGCAGCGCGTATTCCAGGACGGAGTACCTTCGTGATTCCCACGCCCCTATTGGGCTTCGCATCTGGCTTGCACTCCCGTTCTGGGATTTTTACCCACGGTGCAACTCTTGCAGCCGCCTCGGCCCACGACCAATCGGCAGTGAAATCGTGTGCCCAGTCCTGACGATAACCACACGTCGAGCAATGCCATCCGTCCGTTTGGGCTATCAAAACACCCGGTCGGCATTCATTGCCACAGGTGAATGGGTGCATGTAGCCGGACACCTGAAAGGCATTCAAGGACGCGACCTGATCTTCGGTGAAGGGGACCATAGAGAAGCTCATCGGGGGCCGCCTCCCATCGCTTTGCGAGTCATGGCTTCAGGGTCTTTTTTCCACCACTCCAGGGTTGCCTTGAGCAGTTGCTCTGGACCCTTGCCGCGCTTGTGGGCAGAATCTCTGATGTACTGGATGGCGTTCTCGATGGCGGCTTGCTTAGTCTCTCCGTCTCCTACTCGGAAGCCGCTGGCAGCGTATGTGACAACGAATCTGTCTCCGGTGGCCTTTAGCGCGCAATCGCCCATGAAGTCCCACTCCAATTCCCGGTGTAGACCAAACCCATCGAAGCCCAGAAGATTTACGGCTTTGGCCCTGACATCCAATTCCTCGCCACCGCGCGTCTTGATGTGGATCTTCATCGGGCACCGCCGGGGAGGGGGAAGGAACCGCGCACAAAACTCAGCAAAACCCCAGCAGAAACACGATTCGCGCACAAAACGCGCACAAACGCAGGACCGTTAAGTCCTGTGTTCTCAATAGGGGTTCTCAACGGGCGTTGAGAATAAAGGCTGGAAACAATTCCGGTGGTATTGTGTAGGCTCAATTGTATCATTGTGTTGCAGACATCGGCGCACAATCCGCGCACAAAACAGCCATGAATTTCGATTGCAGAGAGCGGATAATCTCTCCCCGCTTTACCTGCGTCTGGACGTAGATCGCCGTAGTGTCCAGCTTGGAATGTCCAAGCTGATCCCGAACGTCGAACTGCGATGCGCCGGCCGCGTTCATCCATGAGGCTAGGCTACGGCGGAATGTGTGCCATCCGGTCCCCGGCTGCTTCATCCCCAACTTCACCAGGATCGGGCTCAGGTAGTTCGCCAGCAATTCACAATCGCGGTAGGGGCGCTCTGGGTGATTAGGAGCGGGGAATACCCACGCATGGGGATTCAGGCCCCGCAGGTGCGCCCTGTAGCGTTCGGTGAGGTATCCTAGCTCCAATGTCCTCTCGCTACGTTCAGACTTCGTTCCCTGAGTGCTCCCCCGACTGTGCCGCTGCGTGATGGCCACCGTGCCCTGTTTTAGGTTGAAGGCGGCTGGCTGGAGGGCAAGGCACTCACTGATCCGCATTCCAGTCCACATCAGCGTCTCGCAGATGAGTTGAACGTCGGGACGCACCGATCCCAGAATCCGAGAAATCTGCTTTGGCTCCCAAATGACTTTCGCCCGCGCCGGTCGCCGTGGACCAAGGCAGACGCCCTCCAGCGGAGATACCTCACGCCAATAGCCCCAAGCCTTCGCTTTTTTCCAAATGGATGCCAAGATTCCGCGTATCGAAGTCCTGGTGGCGGGAGAAACGGGCAGATCCAGCAGGAATGCCTGGAGATCCAATGTGCGAATTTCACTGAGTTTCCTACCCTTGAAGGCAGGTTCAATATAGATCCTGAGCCATTGATCGTAGGTTCGCTGCGTCGTGTCCGCGAGAAGCGGAAGGTGCTGCGACCTGTAGATCGACACGAACTGCTCAAATGGGATGTGCGACTGGACCGCGTAGCCATCTCGGTTCATGCCGCGCATGATTTCAGCCTTGATGCGTTGGGCTGCGCGGATTCCGATGGATACTGGGCCGATGGGTTTTTGCCGCTGCACCCGCTTGATTATGGGGCGACCATCCTTAATGCCCAGCGCGTCTTCCCTGCATCTGATGAAGTAAACCTTCCCTCTTCTGCCATCCCGAATCTGAATCGTTGGGTCTTCCTGTCGTGGACGTGCCATGTTCTCCTCCTGGAGGAGGATAATAGCAACGCGCCCAGCGACATGGGATTCGGGAAATGTTTGGGCAGAAGTCACGCAGTCAGCCCCCATTCCGCCACCTGCTTCACGGTCAGGATCGCGCCGTCAGGCATGGGGGACCTTCGCGTCTTTCAATACCCTGCGGACCTCTATTAGGTGCGTTCGACAATCCTCGCGCAGGCAGGCACCGTCGCAGTCGGCCTCATCATAGTGGACATCGAATTCTTCCGCCAGTGGGTTGATGCCGATAAATTGTGCGGTAGCTGCCAGAAGTGTTTCGCAACGCTCTAGCGCCTCCACCAACGCGTCGTGGGAGTTCACACACTGGCAGATTTCTCCGGCAATTATTGATGCGGTTCCGAAGTTATCCCCAGAGGTAACGGCTATGCTGTTACCATCCGAGTCCGAGATGAACCGACCGCAATGATTCAACTTGCTCCGCTCGCTCATGACATCACTCCCGCGCAAATCTCCGCCACGCCCCAGAGAAGCAACGTCCAAAAGGCCGTGAGCGCTACGAGAGTCACCGCCCATATTCGGATGAGCGGCCAATTGAAGCGTCCCTTCAGCGTCCTGAACATGTGAGCCTCCCCAGTCTCGCCAGCGTCTCCGCCCGCTCTTTGGCCCACTGATCACGACGCCAGAGGTACCGCCCAATCCGCCATTCGGCGAGGAGGATCAGAGCGAGGGCCGCAATTCCAGCGAGACTCATTGTCCTAACCACCATGTCTTGATGAGCCAACCAAAGCCAACCGAAATTACCGGACTAAGCAAGATCGTGCTCAGGCCGTTCCCGACCACAGTCCAAATGTCGGCGGTTTCGCTCTTCGTCTCGCTGGCTGACAGGCCTTTGAGCAAAAGGCCAGTGAAGCAGGCTATCCCGAATGCTTGAGCCGCTGTCAGGTAAGGCAAGTGGAATAAGGGCGCAACGAACCAGCCCCAGAGGATTTTGAGTGCCCAACCCTTGATCAGAATTCCGAGAGGCATTGCCAACAGAAGTACAAGGCAACCTACGCCAGCGTCGCGTGGTTCGGTTTTCATTTCGCTGTCTGCTTTCGTTCCCACTCGAACACGCGAGGAAGTTTCACGAGCTTGCGGACAGCGGATGGGCCACCGGGGACCATGAAGGCATGGAGACAGCGGGGGTGTTCGCTGAGGTGCGCCATCTCGTAGAACCAACGCATCCACCCTTGATGCTCTTCGGTCTTGCGGGACATCCAGAACTCTCGCGCCGTTTTCCCGCGCACGAACCGCCGACCTTCCTTGCAGGCGTACTGCTTCCTCAACCACCGCATGAACGCAAGCCGCTTGCGCTTATGCTCTGCCGTCTCGGTTTTGATACTCATTTCGCAACCTTCGCCTTGGCCCAGCCCATGTACGCGATTGCCCCTTCGGTCGTCATGCGGCCCGCCTTGCCCCGCCCGGAGGGGTCCAGAGGATCTGCCGTATATGCTCCCGGACGTTCAACTCAACTTCCTCACGGGGGATTCCGAACTCCCTAGACAGCGGGCGCTCTTTGTCGCCGCGAATCCAGCGTTGAGCCAGCCTGTATCGGACCTCCGGTATTAGAAGTCTTGTCGGGGGCTTGCGGGGTATTGATCTACCGCCTTCAACAACCTGCAAGTGGTGGCCCTTGAAGCTCATCGTGATCTCCTTTAGAATTTGGCCTTGTTGGACAGGCGCTCAAGACACGCGACGAAAGCAGGATCGGCCATGCAGCGGTCCGTGATGTACTGGCCCTTCGTGGTTTTGTTCTCTGAGGCCATCACGTCAATCGCGTGGTCGATGTCATCGCGGAGCATCAGGTTGACCCTGTGCGCGTCCGCAACCTGTGTTACATTGGTGCTGCCCGTGTCGTGCATAATGGGAATATAGCACCACGGTGGAACGGTTGCAAGGTTAAAATGCACCACGGTTCCAGATTTGAGGCTATATGGCTGATAATGGTGGAAATATAGTTGCGCTAACGGTTCGGTTTGATTGGGCCTTACACGATGAGCTTGAGGAGCTGGTCCGCGCAAAGAGAAAACAGCGCATCAAGACCAACATCAACAGCGAGATCCTGGATGCGGTTCGCCAGAAACTTCAGAATTCAAAGGGAATCCAATCCTTGCAAACTTCCACACTACGCGATAAGATGCACCCAGTACCGAGCGTAACGGTACTAGGCCAAGGTGATGCGGCATCCATTAATAGCGGTTCCGATACCGACTCCCCGGCAGATTCCCTCCGAGAGGTGGAAAGACTTCGCCGCACGGCGGAGGCTGCTGAACGAGATACGGGAAAGCCTGGATCGCATGGAAAGGGCGTGGGAGATCGAAAGAGACGCGCTGGTGGGGATGCTACTTGACGGCGCGGAGATTGAAAGGGAATGAGTGAACCAGCGAGGAGCGGGAAAGTGAAATCCATATTACTGACGGTGTGCGTGCTGGGGCTGGCGCTTCAGGCGCGGGCGCAGCCGATAGCGGGCTTCAAGGGAGTTCAATACATGCGCCCCGCGACTGGCGACCAAAAGGCCACCACGGTCAAGGGGAACCTGGTGGTAGACTCAAATGGCATCGTCTTCAGCGGTGGCAAGAATACCACCTTGACCATCCAGAAAAGCGCAATCAAGAGCCTACTCTATGAGCGCAGCGCGAAGCCGCGCTATGGGGCTGGTCTGCTGTTGGCGTGGCCGCTGCTTTTCACCAAGAGCAAGGCACATTGGCTCACAGTACAGCACGAAGGGGGTTACGCCATGTTCCGGCTGGACAAGGGCAACTACCGGCAGGTGCTCGCAGTGATTGAGGCGGCGACCGGGCTTAAACTTGACAGGCAAGAGGAGCGGTAACGCTCCGCCTCTCCCTCCAGATCACTCGCTATGGCACTCAGGGACGCGGCCACGTCGCGCAAGACATGTGCCCGTAGGTCTGGGCGGTCGCGCAGGCGCACGGCCTCATCAAGTCGCTTGTGTGCGGCGCAGAGGGCGGCCATGGCCTTCTCTTCGGGAAGGCTCATGCGGCCTCGGGCGGCTCCGTGCTGTCGAGCCAGCGTCCCAGGTAGTCCGCCAAGCTGGACACTATCGGAATAGCCCGGTCTCCGGTTACCCCGGCCGGATCAAACGCAACGCCTTTGAGTCTAGCGGTTATCTCGGGCAATGGTACGCCGTGCTGGAGCGCCAGCGTCACCACGTCAGCCAGGACATGCAGTAGGCCGCGCTCAACACTTCCTTGCTTGTTGCAGTTTAGCTGGAGCCGGATGGGTTTGGGGCCGTCCCAGCTCAAAACAGCGTAGCATGTCAACCCCCCGTTACCGTCTGGAAGATGCAGGCGTCTAGTGATGCCCGGAAGTGTTCCTAATTTCAATTGTTCGTCCTCAGTCATGGTGTGACTTTCTCTCTTAGGCTCGGCAGCGCGGGCCACACCTTAATACGGCTGATGGTGCGCCCCGTGGGGTATCGCCGGATCGAGCAGATAGCGTGGATCTTGGTTCCCAACTGCCCTACTCGGTCCCAGTCGGTATCGGACGGGGATCTGTCGTCAGAATAGGTGCTGGCCCACGGATGGCTGTGAATCTCCCCGAGGCAGTCAAGGCCGAATTTCTTCCCTACCAGATCCCCGCGAGCAAACCACATATTGCAGTTTTTCGCGGAGATCCCTTGGTGCGTACTGCGGAGTTCCTGATTCTCGGGGATGAACAGCCCGGCGATGTTTATCGAATCGCCGTCAATGAAGCCCAACAGAACGGCGAACGCTTCGAGGGGGAAAAGGCGCTTGGCCTCTCGCTTGTAATGATCCATCAGGCGACGGCTGTAGGTGATCTTCACCGTTCACTCGAGATTCGCAATCACCCATTCCGCCAACTTCCACCCGGCCCAGAGACAGAGTATTCCGCCGGCCAGATACGCCAAAGATTCAAGGTTTCGCATGGTTGTCCCCTGCCAGCCAGTAGAAATTGACCATACCCATTCGCGTCCCCCTCATGACGCGCTTCTTTCCTGTTCGCATTGCCCCGGTAGCAACAAACTGGCGAAGCTGGCTGTCCGCGGTCTGGCGCCCCACGCCGCAGTGATCGGCGTAGAACTTGAGCGTGAAGGCGTCATTCGGGATTTCATCGTCAACCAATCCACAGGCGGCCCTGAGTGCGTCGAGTTTGGCGAAGGGCGATTCTGCCAACCGTGGGTTAGTCCCAGTCGAGCGAGTCAATCCAGTCGTCGAAGTCTTCTTCATGTGCGTTCACTTGAGGGTAATTTCCCATTTTCCGTCTCGATATAAAATCACGCGGCCCATCATGGTCCCAGACGGCGACATGGCCGACACTTCCGCGTAGGAGTTCCAGTAGTCAAGGAAGCTGGAGGACATTAAGCCCGCGATCTTCTGAAGTGTTATCTTTCTGCCCGCGCGCCGTTGTCTCCAATCGAAGAGCACTAGAGAATCGTGAAGGTGGCCGACCATGTACACGTCGCTATCAGCCTGCGACATGAAACGATGCAGCATTTGAGCCTTCGCGCCCTTTGTGCGAGCGCCGCCAGTCCCGTGCCAAAGCGACACCTTGAGCGGGGCGCTTGATCCGAAGCACAGATCGATGAGCTGCACGCCGCGGCTATATGGGATCTGGAGGTCTTCTGCGATCTGTGCCCCGCTATCGCCGTAGGTCTTGCAGGTGCGTCTCTCGTGGTTGCCTCCCACGTAACCCAAGATTCGGCCCTTCGATGCAAGGGGCTCCAGCAGTTTAACAACGCCCTTGACTTGCAGGCGCGGTTCCTTGGTGTTCTCGTAGGGGCTGGCTATACTCAGGACCGTGGCAGCGTCAATGATGTCCCCGCCCAAAACACAGAATCGGTTGGGGCTGGATAAGATCCAATCGCGGTATCTATGAAAGGTATCCGTCTTGAAGTTTCTCGCTCCGTACTGTAGATCGGTCAGATGAGTCAGTTCAATTTGAGACGGCGGGCGGGGAAACCTCTTGCGGTCCTCGAAATCATAGGAGACGTACTTTATTTCGTCTTCGATCTCCTGATTGATCTGGAGACGGGGTGTCACCAACTGGTTGCGGAGTCGGTCTATTTCCTTCCAGTCGATGCTTGGGGCATCTTCCATTGGGTCCTTTCGGGTTTTGTGCACCAAACTTCAAATTTCTTGACCTATCGTGTCCGTGTTATGTAACGTGGCCGTGGGACATTCCGCCTCCAGGATTGGGGTGTCAACTTATTGCGGATCTGGAACTATATTGGATAGAAACGTCGGAAGGGAAGCGCAGTTTCCTTTCAGCAAATGCTGAAATTCCCCGTTTCAGTGAAAAAGTGTGGTTAGGCTGTACCGCGCGGCCGTCCCGCGCGGCCGTCCCGCCTCCAGGATCATCTCCTGAATCACCTGGCGGATCTTCGCCCCTTGCGCGGCGCGGCCCACCATCCAGACGGGCTCTAGGCGCTCCAGCAGTAGGCGGAGGGTGGGAACGTCGATGACGGGCTTTATCGCTGCCATTCGCGCCTTGACGTTCTCGACGCGCTGAGATTCGGAGATTCGGGACGGGGGCATGGGGAGTGCAAAGGCCGCCACTTGACGGCCCAAGATCCTTTTCTACACTTGGCAGATAGGTCTATTTGAGTTGTCAAGTAGTCCTTGACAACTGAATTGCCAGAGGCGCGTATCGGGGAATTGCGGTCCTGATCGCAGATAGCAACCTGAACTCGGGGCCCCCAGGACTGCTGGACTTACCTCCGTATCGGTCGCTTCCCCGCATACACGCTCCTGGCAAACCTTTGCTGGCGTGCAGGACTCGAAACCTACTGCATCGTGGGCTCCGGTTGGCACTCCGGCTTCTACCGTTTAAGCCAGCCACGGCACCCCAGTCACCGCGCACGATACTTATGGGTTCAGTGTGTCCATCCACACCGCCGCCAGCAAGCTTGCTATATAGAGTCCGACAGGAACAACGCCTTCTCAGCCGCGCGCCGCCGCACGAGGCCGGAAAGCTTGATCGGCTTCCCGGTCTGCGGGTCGGTGCCGTAAACCCAGCGGTCGAACTGCTCCGCAATCTGCTCGGAAGGTAGGCCCTGATTCAGCCAGCGGAGTAGGGTGCAGCCAGTGTCGGTGAACTTCGCGCCGCCCAAATTGAAAACGAAGGATACCAGGGCGTCATGCTGGCCCTGTGTGAGCGGGACATGTACGCGCCCATCAATGATGCTCTCAGCGGTGCCTACGTCCTCACGTAGCCACATCTCCGCCTCTTCTGGCGTGCAGGGCGGGTCCGTGAGACTCACCCCGTGGGTGTGGCCATACCCTTGGCTCGGAAGGCCCGAGGGGCAAAGGTACGGCTCTAGCTTCAGAGACTCAAAGGAACGAATCAGGTCGTAGCAGGCGGGGGAGGCGGTCACGGCTTGGGCTGTCCACTGACATTGAAGGTCTTCGACAACATCAGTCCGCCACCAGTGAGCACGCCGAACGCGGCGAGGTATTCCTGGAGGCTTACCATCTTCATGAGAAACGCAGCGGTAACGGCCAGCACCGCAACGCCAGCTACTACGGTCGGCCAACTCTTAACGAACTGTTCCATCTTTGTCCTCTTTCTCGAATTCCAGAGTCATCTTGATTTTCGTGCCCGCGCGCAGTTCCTTGACGGCTTCCTTGAGTAGCTGAATCCACGCGCGGACATTTTGATCTAGGTCTTGGACCGTCTTGCGGCCCGCTTCGTCGAAGGCGGCCATCAGAGATTCCTCATGATATTGAGAAGCCACACAGCCGCAACGGCAAAGCACGCCGCAATGCCAGCCACGAATCCGGCGAAGAACCAGAGCGCGTGCACAGCTACCACCCCCAGCCGAAGAGGCAGCCTGCGACTACTTGATACCCGGCACCATTCCCCACGCTGGACTTCAGGAAGCGCACGTTGGGCAAAATGCGGAACTCGCCCACCTTAAAAGCCGCCATCCCGCCGGAGTTCCAGGCCCAGCCTAGATTCGTGCCGGTCCAAGAGACGCCAGCCGAAGTTGGAACGAGAATATCGACGCCCTTGATCGTGAATACCTTCTGGGCGATTCCGGCCCCGATATTGGTTGTCACCACGAATGGCTGCACGGATGCCGGGAGAGCATCGACCACCGTGAAGGCGTAGGTTCCGTTACCCGCCACAAGACGTGCCCACAGGCCCGTACCTGCGACCTTGGGAGAGCCGCCGGGATTGTAGGACACCCCAACTGCGGCAATGTTGGAGGCTTGCCCGAACATCAAGCCAGCCGTAATCAGAAACGATGCTACAAGTCGCATATCAACCTTTCTACTGCAAGAAAAATGTGGTATTTTTTTCTTGCATCACTCCAGCCAGCCGCGCTTTCTGGCGACCATGTAAGGATTCGTGCGGGCACCCCAAAGCTTGTGATAGATCCACTCCCAGGCGTGCCCCAGCGCCAAGAGAGCACCCTGCTGTGGGCTGAATCGGTCAAAGTCCAGTTCAAGGAACTCCCGCCCCCCGATCTGGTCCCGATGAAGATTCACTTGCGCGCCCCAGCGATACCGCAAGCCATCGGCGCTCCCGCGTTCGCGCCAACCTCGGACCACAGTGGGGTAGCCTAGCGGCTGGTGGCCCTTCCGGGAGCCAAGAGTCCAGCGGTCCATCATCAGGTCCGCCCAATCCACTGCGCGCTGAGTGCACCGTAAATAGCAGCGGTCAGATTGCGCCGGGGGATCGTCCAGAATAGCGAGAGGCGGAAAGTCCGCCTCTGCCAGCCAACAGCGGGCATTGGCCTTCATTCGCTCGACGGGGGAGAGTTTCATGGCTACGCGAAGGGCCAAGTGAGCGGTTTCAGGGGGACGGCCACCGGAGGGTCCACGGCGGGCACGTTGGCGGGAACTTCCGGGGGCGCGTTCAAGTCAATGCCCTGACCGGCAGCCGTCTCCCAGAACGCCTTCAGTCGCTCAATGTACTCCAACAATTCAGGCCCCCCGCTTACGGCCGTCCTTGCTGAACCCTCTAATGCTATTAGGTTTTCCTGCTGCCATGCCAGCCGCGCGGAAGGTGTTATGACACCGTTCAGTGCATCGGCAGGAGTCTGCCCCATCTTCAGGGCCGCCTCTCTCATTGGATAGGTAATCAGGAGTTGCACCCCGCTATAGCACAGATACGGAATGCTTCCAGGCGACCAGTCGAAATAGGCTGCCGGGTCCTTCACCTTCGCGGCGGCCAGGATACCGTCATAGAACTTCTGTGTATCGGGCGCGAGTGGCCCGAAGTTTGGATCTCTGTTTGCGATCATAGTAGTCTCCTTTACGCTGGCGTTCCAGGGTCTGGGATCACCGGCAGGCTATTAGCTACATCTTGCAACGCGCTGGCCACCTGCACGAGATTGTCCGCAATCGTGTTGACGCGCGATTGAGCGGTCGGGTCCACAGATGCCCTAAGTGCTTCGTTCTCAGCTTTCAGGTTGACGACCCCGGTTTGAATTTTTGGCACACTCACAGCCAAAGAGGCTGCGGCGGATTCTAAGGCAGACAAGTCAAGTTCCATCTTAATCCTCCAATATAAGTTCCATAACCACTTCATCGAATTTCCACACCAACCGCTGCTGTGGCGGGCAGTTTACCGCTGTCGCTTACAACCACATCAAACGCGTACGATCCAACAGTGGTAGGTATTCCACTGATGATTCCGTCGTCTACCTCTTGAGTCAATGTCAATCCAGGCGGAAGGGAATTCGGGGGATCGATGCTCCAGCGATAGGGACGAATTCCGCCTGTAGCGGTAAGAATTACATGAAACGGCTCACCCACTTTTCCAGCAGGCAATTCCGTGGTTATGATGACCAACTTCTTCTCTATCGCCACGCGTACCCAAGTTCCGTTGTTGTCAGTATCGTTTGCGAGACATAGGTAGTATGCATCAGACAGCACTACCCCGGCCAGATCGTTCCCCTCGCAAGGGGACCCTAGTTCTGGGGGTGGGACGCGCACAATCCAGTGCAGAACGTTGCGCCGGTCAATATCCAACAGGAGGGAGTCGAACCCTGTAATGGGAGAGAATGTGATACTGCCCCCGGGCACCAGTGTTTTTCCAGGGATGCCGGGACCGCCCGGCTTTAGGCTCCAGATTCCATCTGAGGTTCCGGCTGGATCAGGGTCGATCTGAAACTGGTTAGGGTTCGGCTTGAAATACCAGTAACCTCGCTTCAGGTTGTCGTAGATTGGTAGGCGTAACCCGACAAACGGCCCGATCTTCTGCTGCGAAACCAGCAGAACACCGGTAGAGATCAAGACGGCGATGATGAGCCGCTTAGTCACGCTTCGGGAATCTTCCCGCCACTGGGTCACTCATGTGATCGGCCGATGAAGTGCGGAGGGTGCTAAAGTGGGGTTGATCGTCCCAGGCATCGCGCGGCGAAAACCGTTTCTCCCGGCCACTCGCGGGGAACTGTCCACCAGGAATCCCTTGGCACCGCAGGCATATCATTAAGGTTCCTACGGCATTGATCCCGAGTCGTATCCCGCCGCCTTCCACTGAGCATATGTGTAGTTCGTGCCATTCAGATAGGCAAACTTGTTTGAGTTGAACGCTTGAAACACGTTGTTTGTCGCTGCCACTGTCGATCCTACCGACGTGTAGAGCGCCCACACACGGAAGCCTGTATTATTGATCGTATTCCCGGATGCCGTCAGGGCTGTGACCGCGCTCGTTACCCCTACGGTAGACCCGACGCTACCCACTCCGATACCACCGCAGAATGAGTTCATCATGGTAATCGTGAGCGGTGTTGCGGATGGAGCATAGATGCAGTTGTTTGTCTGAACGGTGCCACCCAATTGCAGGGTGGCACCTGAAATTATTAGAGGCCCCGGACCGGTTATCTTGACTAGGCCGTTCCCCCCACCATGGCCGACGAATGTTCCCCCGGTAATTGTGGTGAAGATGTTGCTGGTGACGGCTTCTAGAACATTTGTGGCCGTGCTGTTGGAAACCAGCGAGCCGTTCCCAGCGTCCGAGTACGCTGCCGCCATATTAGATACTGAGCAGTCGTAATAGGAAATCAGCCCAACATCACCGCCGTTTACTCCGTGCATTCCAAAGGCCCCGACCGTGGCGCTGTAGGCCGAAAGTGCTACGGTGACATTGTGAAATTCGGCTGGCTTGTCCGTCTCTGTCCCGCTATTGATGACCTGAAGGATCGCTGCACCGTTGGGTCCGAAGTATGCCTCGTCTGCCGAACTGCTATACATCCAGACGGGAGCGTTGGCAACCATATTGTGTTTTGATCCCTGACTCAAGCGACTGTTATAGATGCGCCCACCACCTCCTCCCAGTTTCATACTCCCATCAAAGGCGAAATTCCGCGTTGTCCAGATGCCGTTGACGGTGAGGCCGTAGCGGCTCGTGTATATCCCCGAGCGGATGTAACTGTACTCATGGAGCGTCCCGCTGGTCGCGGGATCGCTGCCGTCGTTCGGGCGCAGGTAGACCGTGGACGGGTTCGTTGCGCCGCCGTTAGCATCTTGAGCCACGTAATACGCCCCGGCCCCGGCGGCGTCACAGAGCGCCGTAGACGCCACCCACGGCACAACAGCGGCGTCTTCCCAGACGTTTATCCAGCCGGGAGCGCTCGTGTCCACGGGCAACGACGCTTGATAGCACGTTCCCTCACCGCGCGGCTGCGACCACGCAAGGGCTGAAATCGAAACCGCTCCGTCGAGCACCGGGAGATTCGCCCCCGCGCCGTATTGCTGGATGGTCATGTAATCTCGCGGAGCCGTCGCCATCTCGTGCCACACGGAGTCTCTGTGCAGGTTCCACACCGAACGCGGAGCCGCTGTATCCACCGTCATCAAATGAGCGATGGTCAAGAATGGAGTTGTGGGGCTTGTGCCATCATTGGCGTCGTCCCCCACGATGCCATCAGCGCAAGGAGAACAGTTCGCCACGTAGTACGCGGGGGGCTCGCTGGTGATGATCGGTGCAAGGATCTGGGCCAGCAAGATGATGGGGGTAGCGAGGATCATTTCCACGCTCCCCACGTCCAGTAGCCCGGCGTGCCGATGTTGCCGGGAGTCTTTTGGTTGTTGTGCTCGGCCAAGATCCAAGAAGAGGACAGCGCCGCTCCTACGATCCGAAACTCATCCATGTTGCCAGTGAGGTAACCGCCGATTGTGCCACGGTTGTTATTCGCTCCGATGGCGAGTTCTCGCGCCGCCGAAAACGTGATGGCGTTCGCGTTAATCGACCCGGCAGGAGTCATGCTCTGAGCAGCCCCGTCGAGATACCCCTGTATAGCACTTCCCGCCCGAACGAAAGTGATGTTGTGCCACCCCCCGTCAAACAGATTAGGGGCCGCGCTGACATAGTACGAGTTGATGATTGAATTCGCATCGTCCCGGATTTGCATCTGGATTCGACTCGATGTTGCGATGAAGACTTGGACGATACCAGCGGAGCCTGTTTGGATCGCCCCCGCGAAATAAGTGCCAGAAGTATTCGTAGGGTTCTGCGTCCAGAACGAGATCGTAAAATTCGCTGGAAAGTTCTGATTGCTATTCAGCAGCAGGTTTCCGCTGCCGTTGAAAGCGATGCCACCATCAACCACCCCAGCTACCGCAGCATTACCTGTGCCACCAGGATTCGCGTTGTTCGCTCCGAGAGAGTCCAGGCTGGTCAGCGTGGTGCCGTTCGGCAGATGGTAAACGCCCATGTACTCGGACGCCCACACGCCTGACGTTCGTGCTGGCGGTGCTGCGTTCCCGACTGCAATATGGATCGTCCCCGAGGCTGTGTACGAAAGCGTGCCGATGTAGATCCATGCGGTTCCAATCCCGTTGGTGGTGTCGCAGACTTCGATCTCGGAAGGAATCTGCGTGGTGAGCGCCGCGTCCGCAAAGAACAGCACATCCGCGCAAGTGGCGGACTGTACATAGCCATCCGCTGCCAGCTTCATGTTGGCGTGCGACCACGACACCAGAGCCGGGAATCCCGAGGAGTTGGCGGTCCCGTTTTTCGTGTAGTCGTAGGTCAGAGCCGCGCAATGGGCGTATGCACCGCAGGGAGCAGAGCCGCCCGCCATGATGGGGACAAGGATCTGCGCACTGAGGCCCCCCGCGCAGAACAGCGCCACGCCAAGCGCACATGCCCGAGCTAGTTGTTTGTCCACGTTCCCTTGCCCACGTAGCCGACGTACTGCCCTACCGCCTGCCCCACCACGCAGGCCGCATCGCCGAGAGCCCCGCCGCTCACGAGCGTTCCCGCCGCTGTGCCGTTCGCGCCGTCGATATCCATGGACGTGCTGGCGGGGAGTTGCAGGGTGATTGCGCCTGACTTCCCCACGGCCTGCCGAAAACACATCTGCAAGCCCACGGTCGCGGCGGTGATCGCGGGGAGGTTGTACGTCACCGCCCCGGCATTGTTGTTCAGGTAGAAGCCGGTCGCAGCGGGGCTGATTGGACTAGAGGTTGCAATCGCCAGGGGGACAATGACACCCGCCGTGGCGTTAAGCACCGTAGTCCCGATCTTTAGATTCTTCCCGGTGATCGTTACGTCGGTGGCGTCCTCGCAGACGGAACTTTCGGAGAGGATCTTGCCCGTTGCGTCCAACTTGGGAATGCAGCCTGCCGTTGCCGATGCGGGGCCAACGACATCCCCGACTCCACCAGATCCGCCAGTAGGCACGGGCGCAACGCTCTCCTTCGGCAATTGCCCGAAGGCCAGAGAGATGCACAGAAGTAGTAGAATCGCAGCACGTTTCATGTTAGAATTCCCTCCACTTCACGTTGATGATAGCCGTGCCGGTGATTGCGGCCGTGCGAATGCTCACGTTCTGCCCGGCGAGCAAACCAATGTCCTTCAGGTCAAGTTGCATGGTCCCGCCAGTAGGAACCACCAACCTGGAGAGCACAGTTCCTACGCCGACATTGCTAGATCGGTAGGCAATCGCCGTGGACGTGGCGTTGCCGGTGACGACGCGGCTCGCGACCGCTGTCGCGGTGGCCGCCGTTCCGTTGCGCTCCACGGTGATCTCGCACTGCACTGAGCAGTACACCGCTGCCGAGTCCATCTGCGCGTTGCGAACGCCCGCAGTAGTGGGAAGTTGCACGGTGATGGTTTGCGCGGCAGCGACAAGCGCCTGGCTCCACTCAGCCGTATAGATCCCCCGCGCGTTCTGCCCGAACGCAGTCACCGCGAAAAGCATCAATATCAGAAGTCGTTTCATGGTCACTCCTTCAAATCATCAAATTGAATCCAGGCGTTCCGAGCATCAGCGATCCAGCCTCAGCCATTAGCGCGTAGGGCGCCGCACCACCGCGCAGTAAGGCGCACAGCGCCTTCACTGCTGCCAGGGAGGTCATACCACCCGGAGGATCGTTGGCGAAGTCCCACGCGGGCGCTACTACACTCCAGTTGCCCACTGCGGTGCGCGTCCAAGAGTTGATTACCTGCGGATCGCCGGGAGCGTTGGAGGCGTACATTACGACCTTGCCCGCTTGACGGCCCACTCCAAGGCAGCGGCATCAAACTCGCCTGCTGATTGCAGCGAGATGGTGTCTGAGGACCACACAGGAGCCGACAATGGAGTTCCGGTCCACATGGCCAACGGCGGATCTTCCTCGGTGTCAGCCATCAGTGCGAAATTGAGCACCGCGCCGTTGACTGCGAGACGGCTCGGACGCGGGGTGATGGCGTTGACTAGCGAGCCGGGCGCGCTGAAGGTCCCATCACTAGCGATCTGCGTATACTTCACGTCCCACATGACCTCTAGCGACTTGCCGAAGATCACATGCGACCTACCTACAGAATCCACGCATAGATTCAAAAGCGGAAGCGCAGCGAAGTCCTCTTCAGGGGTAGGATTATAGTGCGTCCATGCGCCTTCGGAATACACCGATGCCACCAGCCGCCAGCCCGCGTACCCATCAACGATTGACACGTACTGCGTAGACACGAGGACGTAGCTGCCATCGGTGCGCTTGCTCAGCAAATAATCGCGCGTCTCCACTCCGAAGAACTGGCCGAATGGCGTGCCCCAAGTTGCACTTTCGAAGTCGAAGTCGCATAGCAACATCTCGCGCATCAGGTTGCCATCTTCGTTGTTATACCCGTTGTCGTCCGTCGCGTAGGCAACACGGATGGAGTTCGCTCCGGCGACGAAACCGACATCCCACGACGCCTCAAAGTCCAGCGCAATGGCCGGCCCGTTTCCGAAGTCCTGAGCGGTCCATGTAGCGCCGCCGTCATCCGACCGAAAGACCGTCAACTTCGGCAGTGCTGCACCGAATGGATCTATTGGGATCGCGTGAAGGCACATCCAACGCGCGCCGAGCAAGTCGAAACAGTATGCGAAGTCGGGCTTTCCCAATTGGCCAAAGGCAGCCATTCCGAGCGCGTGCCGATAGTAGTAGTTCTCATCTGAGAGAACCGCGCTGATAGCTCCGCCAATCGGATAATGCGCAGTCAGCTTGGCGTCGTTCTCGGCGAAGAATGCAAGGGTCTGAAGCATCAGAGGAATACTCCCTTGAGGTAGAACTCCACGTCCTCAGCCTCACCCGCAAGTACATCCACGCGCAAACGATCACCCTCTACAAACTGAGCTTTGCGGAAGTACGTCCCGGTGTGCTGGCCGATCCCGATTGGAGACTCTACCTGCAAGTGGATCGGTGTTCCGTTCGGAGGAGATGCTTGGTCGAAGAAGATTGATCTCCATTCGCCGACGAGATTTTCCCAAACGCACACGTCAATCTCAACATCCTGCGTCGGTTGCTCTTCCGGCCGGCAAGAAATTCCCCATGTCGCCAGCGTCACTGCGGCGGGAATTGTAAGCGTGGTTGCAAGCACGTCATCTCCGACAGCCAGCGTTCCAGGAAGCAGACAACGCAAAATAAATGGTCGTGCGGCAACATTCGCAATCTGCGTCACAAGGCTGTCGTAAAGAGTCTGCTGGTACTGCTGTATATCCGAGATGATGCGATCTCGGTTACCCACAGCCCGCGTCATATCAGGACGCCAGTTGCCCCAGGTTGCAGTGAACTCCGTGATGGTGTCAGTTCGTTGCCTGATGTTCAGCGTTCGCACCACGAAGGTATCGTTCAAGGCGTGCGAGGCGCTGACTATGGTGAGGTATTGCCCCACGTCCAAGGTCTTCAGAAGCGGGTCATTGCCAATGTCCCCGTCTACGATAGTGCCGTGGCGGTAGGTGATGGACCCGGACTCTTGCGGCAAGGCGTAGAGATCAAGGTAAGCCTGCCCGAATGCGGCACACTGCGCGTTGGTAGTAAGGCTCCGGTCGATGACCAGTTTCTCTTTGATTCCGTAGAGCGCCTGACTGGCCGGGTGCTCAACGGTGGCCGTAGCCCCTGTGTCCACCCCTCCCTGCACGACGATCCTATTGCAGAGCATCGTGGATTCCACGTCGTACTGAGGATTGCGAGTGTACGGAAAGCTCGTGGAATAGTTCGGCGTGTCGGAAAGGCTGAACTGAGCCGGGTTTGTCGGAGACGTGTAATAGTGGAGATCCTTATTGGCGTCAACGTACCACTCAGCGCCCGTCAATTCCGCGATGCGCTGTAGGGCTTCACGTAGTGTGATCCCCTCGAAGGAAATGTCGATGTCTGCCTCGACCACATCGACAGCCGATGTGGTAATCCCTGGAAGGTAGGTTGCGAACAGATCAACGATGACGGCCTGATCTGATGTGGGCGGGCTGGAACCGTAGGTCTTTGTGACCACCACAGAGGCCAGCAGGCTGGCGTAATCCACGCACGTAAGCGTGTAGCGGGCTTCAGTCGGCCCCAGGAGCGCGCGACCGATCTTTGCGACGGTGCCCGTGAAAAGCACAGGCGTTCCGGCCACGTCTCGAATGATGACCGCATCTCCGGGGAGGATGTTCCACGCGGCCGGCGCAAGGTCGATCTGGAAGGAGGCCGTTGAGTTTTTTCCTCCGGACGCACGAGTGATACTGATGCTGCTCTGGATGACCGAGCGAACCGAACCGTCAACCAGGATTTCCAATTGCATTATGCCGCTTGCCCCTGGAGTCTCAACCGCGCGGCGAGCGCATCAGCGAGTTGCGTCAGGAAATCATCGTTGCCGATCACGTTGCCCTGCACCACGATGCTCACCGGAGGGGTTGTACCCATTCCGTTTCTCATCTCAATGAGTCGATCCCGCATGTTCGCGGTGTGGCCTTTGAGCGTGTCCAGTGAGGGATTGATGTACTGCGACCCGAGCAACAACATTTCATCGCGGATGCGTTCGACGGCCTTGACGCCGGGCCCCCACGCCACATCCTCTGCGATCTTGAAAAGCGTTCCCAGGATTCCACCATCGGAGCGACCCCCCAAGTACAACATTCCCACGCGAGTATTCTCTTCAATGCTCCAAAGACGGTCATTGGTCTTCGCCTGCTGGAAGTTCCCGATGAAGCCCGAGATCATGGTTCCGATGGAGCCGATGGCTCCGAGGATTCCGGTCACTGCACCCAGCGTTCCGCTGACCGCGCCCCCAACTCCGCTGACCGCGCCCCCCACACCTCCGGCGGCTCCGCTGGCGGTAGTTGCAACACCGCCAGCGCCCTTGAATACGTCGGCCATCGCGGAGCCGATGCTCTTCAGGCTGTCGAGAACACCACCAAGGCCCTTGCCGCTCAGAAGATCTACAATCGTCGTGCTGATGAATTCTGCGATGGCCTTTTTGGCGGGCGCGATGAACATATCCACGACGGCGATCCCGATGTCCTTGAGCATCCCCTTCATGCGCTCACCGAAACTCATATCGCCGTTGAAGAGCATCGCAACCATGTCGTCGATGGCGCCGCCCACGGACCCCTTGATGGTCGCCCCGAGTTCAGTCCATTTGTTTTTCAGCGGTTCAACGTGGCCCTCCATGGTGGCGAGCTTGGCCTTGGAATCTTGAAGCGCCTGTTCCATCGCAGGAGTCCATTCACCAATAGCTGCCTTGGCGGCTTTTTCGGCTTCTTCTACCTTTACGATGGCCTGCTGAAGCACCAACAGATCATTCGGTGAATCGAGCGCCAGTTGGTTATAGGCCGCTCGCAGATCGTCAGCTTTCTTCTGGAGATCGGCGGTTGTAACGGTGATTCCGAGGGCATCATAGGCTTTACGCAAATCATCGATTCCAGACGCCGCGCGGGAGGACTCCGCAATCTTGTCCAGAAGCTTCTGAGTCTCAGTACTTAACAGAGGCGTGGATCGTGCAAGCTCCGCCATCTCTCGGTCGAGCGCAGCCAGTTGCTCTGTGAGTCTTTTCTCTTCCTCCGCAAGCGCCTTCGCCTTGGCGGCCAGCGTTACTTTCTGCGCCTCAAAATACTTGGCGTTCGAGAGGTCATTCGCCATCTCGGAAGAGAGCTTTTCGAGTTCTTCTTTGAGGGCCTTCTCTGCTTCCTTAAGCGTTTTAGCCTTTTCGGTGGCGGTCTGGAACACCGCGTTAGACCCGCTGAGTGCCTTAGATAGATCCAAGACTCCAGTCTTGGAGAGTTTCGCTCCATCGCCGAATTGTTTTATTGGTCCTGCGGATTTCGTTAGCGCTTTGATGTAGTCGTCAATGGAACCACCTGCTCCCAATGTGGCAGCACGGATCGCCTCAAGGTCGACCTGATGCGCGCCGAAAGCCTTGTTCGTGGTCTTGATCTGGGATTCCAGGGCAGCAATGGCGTTACTTTGCGCCTCTGTGGCCGTCACGCCACGGCTTTGCGCGGCGTACAGCAGGTCGAGTTGCTTGTTAACCGCTTGAAGCTCAGTGACGGCTTTGTAGATCGCCCACCCGGCAATGGCAACTCCGAGGGCGATAGCGGCTGGTGTAAGTAACGGAAGGATGGCTGCAAGACCGGTCCCGCCGCCTAAGAGTGCAACCAATCCGCTCGGTCCAATCAGCAGGCTCCCGATGCTGCTGATGGAAGCCGCGAAAGCTCCGAAGGCCAGAAGTGCGGGGCCAAGCGCCGCCACCGTTGCCCCTATTCCCAGGATCACCGATTGAGTTGCCGTGTTAAGGTTGGAGAACCACTCCGAAGCCCCCTTGATGTTATCAATGAGCGGCTTCAATGCAGCCATCGCGCCTTCTGCGGCCTTGACTAGGGACACCCCAAGGGGTTCGAGCGCCGTTGTCAGGCTATTCTTAAACGTGACCCACTTCTCGCTGAAACTCTCCGTATCCTTAGCGGCCTTATTGATGGTGTCGGTGCTACCCTTGACTGCGGTCTCGAATCCTTCAACCTCTAGTTTCCCAGCACGAATTGCGGTAACAAGATCCAGCCCGCCGCGTTTACCGAAAGCGGAAGCGCCAATAGACAGCGCCTCAGTTTCGTCCTTCGCTCCCTTGATGCGCGCAATGAGGGCGGGGAATCCCTCGGTCGGATCAATCCCAGCCTTCGCCATGTCCAGAATGGCCTTGCGGATTCCCGGCATGGCCTTTTCCACTCCCACGCCAGCCAATTCCAAAGCACCAAACAGCGAAGCGGTTTGCTTGATACTGAATCCCGCCTCTTGCATTGGGGCTGCAAAGGCTACCACCTGCCCCAATAACCCGCCCATGCTGGTATTCGCCTTCACTGCAACGTTGTGTAGGAAGTCAAGCGTGGTAGTCTGGTCTGTTGTAGCAACCTTCCACTTATCGAAAGCTTGCGCGGATGCCACGATAAGCGGTCCAACCTGCTCGCCAGAGATGCGAGCGAGGTTCAACATCGTGGCTGCCATCACATCCAGCGCCGGGCCGGCCAGACCGAGGCGCTGATGAAGGTCGGAGATGGCTGTTGAGGCTGCCTCAACACTTACGGGCAGCGTCGAGAACGCTGTCCTAAAGGATTCCTTCAGACTCTCCAGAGCTGGGCCAGTTTCGCCAGTAGCTGCACGAATGTCGTCAAACGCCTGATCAAATTTTGTAGCCGCCGCAAACGCGAACCCTCCGAGCGCAATGATCGGCGCGGAGACTTCGGCGGAGATAACGGCCCCCGTTCTCATAGCCCCCTTGCCGAAGTCCTCCAACTTTCCGAGGGATTTGTCCAGGTCTGTGGTGAAGCCTTCGATGTCGAGGCCGAGTCGGACTAGAAGCGATTGCAGTACAGTTTCCGCCATTTATGCTACCGCCTTGCTCTTTGCCGCGCCTGCGATTATTTCCTTCAATCCGGACTCTAATATGTCAAGCATCTTCCCGCGTTCCGATTGAACCGCTGGCCGAAACGCGGGTCGCGCGGTGGTTTTCGTCCCGCCGAACTCATAGAGCGTGGCGAGATTCATGCCCACAGTGCGGCCCCTTTGCTCCTTGGTGCCTTTCCATTCGACGTAACCCGGACGATAGGGCTTGCTTCTACCGCGCTTCGGGATGCCCATCAGAGCCGTGATCTTCTTCTCTGTACGCTTGCTTGGGCGCGCGTCCATGAAAAAGTTATCGAGGGTTTCATGCGGCCAATTCGCGGCGATGACGTTGCTCTTGGCTTTGTCGTGGACCACCATCAGCGAATCGCCAATAACCTTGTATGCTTGGCGGGACACCACAACCTCTCCGATGGCCTTGATCTGGGCAGCAAGTTCCTTCAACCCCTTGACTTGGTTCCCGCCGCCCAGAACCGACTTAACTCTTGCCACGTGCCTGCTCTCTGCCCTTGACTGCCGCCGTGAACGCCATCATGTTTGCGGCTGCCGGGTGCATCCTCGGCTTGTCTATCTCCAGAGCGTTAGGCCCATCCTGAAACTTGAAATAATCCAGCGGCGACACCGGTTTACCTTTCTTGTTGTGCGCGTTGACGTACTGAGCCGCCGCCAAACCCGCGCGATAATTCGCCAGCACATCGTTGCGCCGCGCGTAGAATAGCGCCTCGATTTCGCGGGGCGTGTAGAACCAGAACTCATCGTCCGTCAGGCCCAGACACGCCCTGCAATCGGCCCAGTATTCTAGCCAGTCGCCGTCTCCGGGCTTGGAGCGGCGACCCTGGGAGGGCGCTGGAAGCCGTGGGCCTCTTTCATTTCGCTGAACTTTTTAGCCAGCGCCTCCATGTCCCCCGGCATGATCTCGCAGTATTCCTCCAAGGTCATCTCGCCGCGGTCCTCATCGGACCAATAGAACATGCCGATTAAAACGTCCACCCCAGAGACTTCCAGTTCTTCTCTCCGGAGCGCTTTTGTGGCCTTTTTTGCCGCCGCCGCGTTGTAATAGAAGTGGTGCTCCCGGCCATCCAGGAGCACCATCACAAAAGGATCGACCACATGTGTCATGGCGTCCTAGGTGATGATCGACGCCACCGGTGTGGTTGCCGGGACGAGGTTTGCACTGTACAGGAGTTCCAGGTCCATCTCCTGAAGCCCCGCGATGGGAGTGCTGACGGCAGCCTTCTTGACGACCGCATCGAGAGTCCATCTCAGGAAGGTAGTGCCCGCCGCGTTCGCCGGTACCTCGATATAGAAGGTGGTGACTGTCTTCGCGGCCTGTCGGGTAATCATGTCCAAGTGGTAAGCGTCCGAAGCGTCGAAGAGGAGCTTCGCCGTGATGTTGGGGATCTTGTTCAGCCCCAGCGTGTAGGTGTGATCTCCGCCGCTGCCGTGGCAGGTGTTCTCCAGTTCGTCTGCTTCCTTCGCGGGAACCTGCGGAATGTCGAGCAGAGGTTGCAGTCGGCATGTAACCGGGGGGCTTGCGTCATTCACATATGCCAGCTTCACCCCGTCGCCAAGCAGTCCAGGAAAGTCTAAAGCCATGGTGTGTTCTCCTTCGTTTTGGTGGGCCGCAGACGTGCCTACGGCCCGTGTTGATGCGTTTTGATGCGCTGCTATGGGCCGGGTCGAGCCGGCCAGTGAAGAGAGCCGAGCTTCGCTAAGCTAGCGATTCGGTCACTCGAAAATCCATTGCCCAGTGATGAACGCCACCCGTCTCGTCATTCTTCCCGAGGTAGCGCCCGTCCATGTACGAAACCTTGATACCCTCTGCCGTCGTGACATGCCCCATGATGTCGCGGATTACGTTCGCCACAGTGTTGCAGCTCGCCATACTGCTACCGAAAATCGAAACCTGATAGAGCCAAGACCGACCCGTGACAAGGCACCCGTGCGCGTGCATGGGGTCCTCGGAAATAGGGAAGTGAATCACATAGGGGAGCTTCAAGTTCTGCCAGTTTCCCGGCGGCTTGATGTTCTCTGGGGCCACAACTTCAGTAGGTGGTGAACCGTAGGCTGGGAGATTGTCCGCGAGCTTTTTGTAGAAGGCTTCCGTGACGGTCATTTCACTTTGGTCAAATTACATACCCGAAAGAAGATCGCCAGGCAGAGACACCAGGTCGCCAGCGAAATGCTTCCGCGGGACAACAACCATAAAGAATATGCGAAAGCAGCGAAAGTCCCGATAGAGAACAGTACCTTCACGATGAGTTGCGCAACGATCTTGCTCGCTTCTTCCGTAGTTTTATCCTTCATTCGACCAACTCCTTGCAGATCATCACCACTTGCCGCTTTCGCTGGTCAGGGTCTTCGGCATCCAAGATGTCCAAGATCCGGGTTCCCCACAGCAGCCGGTCCGCGCGCGCGATAGGAACGCCTTCCTGATACCGGATCGTCACGCGGAAGCGAGCCTCAGCCCATATCTGCTGCATGGCCTCAAGTTGGCGGCCCTGTAGCGCGTCTATAGTGGCCCAGAACGGGCCGTCTACGTCAAGGGTCCAATCCACCACGTCTGCGCCGTCGGAATTCTGCGCGGTGATGGTCTTGCGTTGCACGGTAACACGGGACCGCAAGGCTCCCGCTCTCATGGTTTCGCCCCCGCTATTGGCTCGAAGCACATCCGAGCCCAGCCGCGCCTCAGTAATCCCGATACGATTGGCTGCTTCCAGGTTGGAGGGATCTCGTCGCCCTCTACTAGGGCCAGCCCGTCGTGCTTCACAGGCCGCACAAGGCGGTAGACCTTTCGACCGGCGCTAGACCACCGGCACCAGTCCCAGAGATGCGCCTTGGTCATCGGGTAGCGCAGAACGGCGCCTCCCAGCGCGCGTTGCCAACCACGATCCGTATAGAGATCGCTGAACGTGGCCCAAGGTTCGATGGGCACGCGGTCCAGTAGGAAGACCGGGATGGACGGCTTTACCCATCCGGTTGTGACCGAGTGCTGCCGCATCCAGGTCTCCCAACCCCAGTACTTTTTGATTACGGCCGGCAGGGGTTTGCCGTGGAATAGGCTACCCCGCGCGATAAACAGGCCGTCGCCTTCGATAGCGGGCTGGTAGGAGTACGGCAAATCGCCGGCTAAGCCCCGCTCTTCCAGACACAGGACCTGGAGTTCCGGGTGACACTCTAGGATG